CAGCATATCCAGAGCTTGCTCTTCCGTCATCCCCTCGAATCCCATAAATCCCACTCTCCTTAATCGGCCTCAATCGGGTCCAATAGCTCCACGCCATGGAACACGAAGGGCCACTCATCCTCGATTAGATCCCCAGCTCTCCAGTTGGCCAGAGCAATCTTTGTAAACTTGACATTCTTCAGCCGAATGCGCTCATAACCGAAGGCTTCCGGATCATCCAGCTTGGTAATGAGCTCCGTGACCACAGCCCCACGCCGGTCATCGGTGATAGGCAAGTTGAGCTGGATGAGGTCAGAGGTTACCTTGAAGCCGGTAATTGTTCCGGTTCCTTTCAGGCTGCCAAGTTTGTGCTGGGTCCAGCGGGTTCCGCAGACCAATACCTCTTTGTAGTCAGGTTCCACATCCGCAGTAACTGCAGTCACGTTAGTCTGCCATTCCCCTTCCAGGTATAGATACCCGTAATGGCCGTTAACGATCCTTGAAGTGTCCAGGAAATCAGCCAATTAATCCACCCCCCTATAGCACGTAGAAGTTTCCGAAGATATTTTCCATCACGTCGGTCAGCCGCGCTCCGTAATTTAGGAACACTTGATCTGCCTCCGGCGTCATGGTCGCACCTTCCCCATAGTAATCCGGGTCAAGCTGTACGAAGTAGCCAGTATTCTCGATAACTTCACCTTTGGCCAGCGTAGCCATATATTGCATACAGGCCCCAATCAGCGCCAGGCGGCCCTCTTCGGTGTTGTTAACCTTACCGATGTAATTGGCCTCCGCCGTCCTCTGGAGATCCTCAGCAATCGCATCCATGACCCGGATGCCCCGGATTTTCTTGAAGGCGTTGTTCTGATCTTGACGTAAAGTTACCAAAGAGTTGATGCCCTTCAGAACCTTCACAATCAAGCCGTCATGGATTAGCAGAAACACCCCATTTTCCACCGCCGTCTTCATTTCCGTCTTGGTCCACCTGCGATTCACATCACTAAACGGGGCGGACGCGTAGGTAGTGGACTCTTTGAGCTTTTGCCCCGCAATCAGGCCGGCAACCCAGGCCGCCACTTCAGCAGAGCTATATTCCACGCCGCCAAGGTAGCCCCCACAGCCGACGTTTACGATACCCTCATAGTTAGACGCCGAACTCCTAGCCACTGCTTGGTCAACCGCATCCGCAGCCTTATCGACTGTAGCACTGCCCCCAATAACCCCGATAATGTGAGTCCCTTCCGAACGCAGGCGCTGGACCCAGGCTTTGAAAGACGCTTGTAAACCAGCATCAGTTACCCCATCAAGTGTTACCACGTTGAACGTCTGAGCCTCCATCGCTTCAAAAGCGTCAAGATAATTCTGGTTAGTGATTTCTTCAATTCCAGAATCGCCATTCTTTAAAGGCTGGGAAGTCACATCAGCCAGAATACCATTCCCTTCTGATAACAAGCTTGCTTTAATCAGTCTTTGACCATCGTTGTTGATAGCAGCAACAGCTGCAGCAATTGTACCACTCGGGAAGGTAAACACTTTTTTGAGCGTGGTTCCTTCATAGAGTTTGATATCTTTCTTGGTTCCATCAACCGGGTTTGCGGCAACTGTAATTTTAAAGTCATTTCCGCGCTCACCTTTGTAATACCCCTCGATTTGTATCGCTGGCGCAGGTAGCTCTGCGGTATCGCTCAATATTAACGAAGCCGCTGCAGCATTTTCATTATCCAGCCGATAAGCAATAACTTCTTTGGCCCCACCCATTAAGGCAAATCGCAAGGTTTTGTAAGCCGTGGCGCCTTCAGTATCGTTTGTGGTAAATAAATCAGCAGCCTGAGATTCACGAGTAATGGTCGTAAAAGTTTCTATTGGTCCCCAGTGAGCCTTCACCGGCACCATAACGACACCGCGAGCTCCGGGCTGGATGGCGGCCAAGGCTGCCGCCCGGAAGTTCATGTACAAACCGGGTATTTTCGGTAAGTCTAAGATATCCCAAGTTCCGCCTGCCAATTATCTCACCTTCCTTCTCAAGAACTCTTTAATGTACGCCTTCACTTCGTCCACGGCGAACTCGTTGTTGGTCACTTCTATCCCGTGGAGCGCCCCTACAACGACCTCCCGCTTCACCCCGAATATTTCTTGGGACTGGGCTAGAAGTTCGTTGAGTGGGTATTTGGTTTCCTCTGCCAAACTTATCACCTACCCTTTCTTTTTCTTAAGTTTAAAAGCGACCTCCTGCATTAATGGAGCAGAAGTGAACTTCCTCATAACAACCCTGCTCAATACCGCGGTAACCTGCCCTGCCGTAAGTGCATCTGCCTGGAAGTTTGCTTTTACTCTTTCCACCGTCAGGTAGCGGGGCCGCTTTTCCTTCTCATCGGGGGTTTCATCTCCTTCCTCCACAGGTTCCTCTTCATCCCCGTTAGGTGGTTCGATGGGAGGTTCTTCCTCTTCTCCCGGTCCCTCGTTCTCGTTCTCGCTAAACTCAATTTTAAACGCATCCCACAAGCCAGCAACGATGGATTGAGCGCCTTTCAGCTGCCCGTTTGGAGTATCGCCCAAAACATGGCAGATTAAGGTCTTGGTTTCCTTATAGACAGCCCGATTAAGGTCTTGGATTTCCTCCCCAGCCTCCCGCCATAGGATGCAAGGCTTCTGGTATCCCAGGGGCCATTTATTTGTGTAGACCGTCCAGTTATCCAGAAGACCCTCCGTCCAGCTTGCCAAGGCAGTAAGCCAGGGATCTTCAGGAGCCTTTTCTGCAACGGGGATGGGTTGTAATGCCAGGACAGTAAAACGCAAACCTCTGGTGATGATGTCCCACTCCACATCCACTACGTCATCTCCGACGACCCCCTCATAGATACAGGAGAAGGTTCCCCCAGATTCGGCGGTGAGGGGTTCCGAAAGGGTTTCGATGATACTTTGGGCCAGGGAATCCACGCTAACAAAGCTCGTCCGGGCCACGTTGGGCCAAATTTCAATATCCCGCCGGAACCCAGCCCAGTCACTCTCATCAACGTCTTTCCCCATGCTGATGACAATATAGGGCTTCTCGGTGTCAGCTCCCGCAACATGGGGTTCAAAAACACGCTCCCCAACTTCCGCAATCGCTGTGAGAGCCTCCCTTATCGCTTCTCTCATTTAGTCCACCAATCCAATACAGATTTTTTAATTTTCGGCAAGTTCTTTTCCAGGGTGGGGCCTACGATAGCGTAGGGCCGGGAGCCTGGATGCCTGACCTGCTTCACCGGGTGACGAGCCCCAGGCCAGTAAAGAGCCTTCTTATTTTTCGGCTTGATGATATGGGGTGGGGTCCCTTCCTCCAAGAATATCCCGTACTCGACCCCGTGGGACAAGTACAGCAGAAAAATACTGTCACCACTACGATCAACCCCAGAGTGGAGGGATTGCCGAGCGTGGGCCGTCCTATCCCGCCAGCTTGCCCCTAGCTTCGCCTCCCTCTCCAGATGACCAGCCCAGTTAAACAGCAGTGCGTGCAGACCGGCCTTTTTCCTCTCGATATGATCCTTCACTTTGGTAGTCGGAGACACGAGGCATCACCCTTCCCGGAGCAGGTTGTTTTGCTTCAGCACCATGTAGACCGCGCCTTCAAGCCTTTCAACTTGTTCCTCGCTGAGTCCAAGGCGCATAAAAACATCCATACAATGTAATAACTCATGGATGAAAACGGACTCCAGCTTGTCCTGGTCAAGGTCTTTTTGTAATCTAATTTCCTTATCGCTGCAGTGGACCGCCTCGCCTATTAAGTCAGGCTTTTCGCGGTTAACAATATCGACCAGGCTCACCTTGTAGATAAACGGGCCAACTACAACGGTTTCCGGTATTTTCACTTAACTCTCCCTCTCCAAATCTACTTGATAACCCACAACTTCCCCACTCTGCAGCATCCTCGTAACATTCGCCACAACGAAGTGGCCCAGGCCGGGGACATCGAATTCATCCCGGACATTGGGTCCGTCCCGGATATCGGCGTTGTGGTCGGCCAGCATCCCAAAGTCGGTGACCTTCTCTTTGAGTCCTGACACGTCGCTGATTACCTTTAC